AGGTCAGTTTGAGCCTCTAAAGACTTGTTAAGTTCTTGAACATTAAACTGCGCGTCCTTTACGGATATTTTCAGGGTGTATTCGTTTGTTATTGCCATTTCCTGTTGTTTTTAATTTGTTTGAACGCGGTTTTTATGTCTTTAGGTAAGGCATATTTACCCTGAGCAATTCTTATATTTTCTGTTTCACCTTGCGCTAATTGTAGCACATCAATTATGTTCTTTATCATACCTTATTTAATAATTCCATTTTGCTCTTTCCGCTTTGTAGGTCAGTAGTAATAGAGTTGATTCTGTAAATTTTTGAGTTGATTGTAAAGGTGTCGTTAAGTTTAAGGTTGTATGTAATCCTTAGAGGTAAAAATGATGTTACCTGTGTAAGCCTTCTGCTTTGATTAAATACGTCAATAATATATTCACTATGATAAACACTAAAAAGAGTTTCTGTAAACTGGTCAGACCCTACTTGATATTCGTTTAACTCATTATTAAAATTGATGTTTTGTTTACCGCTCGATGATGCTTGAAATAAAGCATTAGATGGAATCCAATAGCTATTAGTAATAGTTCTTGAACTAAGGCTGTTTTGAAAACTAAGGTTAAACCCGCCTGATTGTCTTATGCCATAAAAGATAAGTGGCTTTCCTATATATGGTTCTTGATTCTCATTTACTGAATAACCCCATTGAATAGTGGTAAAATTATTTGCGGATGTACCAACATTTATTAACCTCTCAAATTTCATATGTTCAAAAGGAACTATAACTTTGTATACTTCGGTTGATGCGTTAAAATTTAAACCACCAGTCCCATCAGAGTCTGTACCCCCAATGTATTTTAAAGCACCCCACGCACTACCAAATAATTGATTGTGTTGTTTAGCTAAAAAAGTTCCTGTGCCCTCATAAGCGTAGATAATCTCTTTGTATGGTAAAGCTATGTTTACCTCGCTTTGAGTCGTGTCTGTGTATTCTGATATGTTATAGTTTATAGGCGCGTCTAAGCCACTTACATCCGCAGAAGTGTAATAGCTATGTGACACACCTGAAGTGGCCTCTAATGGTCTTACAACTATAACTCCTGAGTCATTAACGTATGCTACTAAGTTGAACATTTTAAACAAACCAGTAAGAAATGACATAATCGAAATATCAGGTATCTGATTAGGAACCTGAAAGTCAAATGTCTCTGCTGCTGTTAATGAGTTTCTCGTAGCGGTATCACTCCAAGATGTAGCCCCTATTTCACCTTCTATATTCCAAGCAATAGAAGTAAATACTAAAGATGTTTCGTGTACTATGCTTACAGTATAAACCCCATTAGCTACTAATAAAGGCGGTATAAAAGTTTGTGTTCCTGTTACTTGCGGAGATGTAAATACTGTACTCCCATTTAACGATACAACTAATGAGTATTTAATAGATGCCGAAGCTGAATCAGGAGTTGCTGTTATTTGATTAACAAGTATTTTATTTGAACCAGTAACCAAAACGGCAGGAATAGTAATTGTTGAATATCCAATTATTATTTGTGTCGGGCTACCTGTCCAAGCATTAACGGCTGTTTCAAACGATACAACCTGTTCGGGTGGTTGTACATCACCGCTCTTCCTATGTAGCCACATATAAAGGTTATAAAAGGAAGCGTTTGTAGTATTGAAAAAATCTTCTGAAAAAACTATGTTATTCGCGTAGCCATTTGCAATGGTATATTTTAACTCAATCTCTTCTATGATTTCATAAAGCCTTAGAGCATACTTTAACTGCTTAAAATCAACACCCTTCACCGCGCTACCTCCTGGCCATAAATTATCACTATCCGCTATGTCTTCACCTTGCTTAAAATAAAGCCTGTCTGTATGAGTAATTAAAGGAGTAATTATATATGCTCCTGCTCCTGTGGCTTGTTGTAATTTAGCTAATATACCTGAGGCATTATAAGTCAAATCATATTTGGCATTACTAAAGGGCAATGAACCAAGGTTATCTTCACCTAATATATCAGTTAATTCAACTGTATTTCCAAAAAATGTAATCTTGTAAGTATGTGCAAGGTTGTTCTTTAAAGTAACGCCTTCCAGTTTAATAAGGCCGCTTTGAAATGGTAAAGTGTTTAGCTCTATTCTACCTACTTTTTTCTTACGTGCATCATAGCCGTTTACAATATTAAAATTGTAATAGTGCTTGAATATCTTGTTGTTTGTTTTACTAGCAGGTACAGAAAAGGTCTTTGAAAAAGATGTAAATATTTTATCTATTTGCTTTACGTTTTGAATTGTCTGTGTAAGAGAAACCGTTTCGTCTTTAAACAAATCGAGCCTATCGCTTTCAATATATAGTTGTAACTGCTGCATTTATCTTACGTTGTTTATGTAGTCAAAAGCATCCTCAAATTCAATAGTGTATTCTATTAGCCTATCATTGAGTGAGGTCTTGTATGTCATACTTGAATTTTTAACCACCACAGGAATAATTTCAGGTGTGTTTGGTTGTTGTATGCGCTCTCTAGTAATCCATACGTTCTCGCTTAATAAAAGTTCCTCAAAGTATTTATTAGCAAACTCAGGATAGTAACCACTTGAATGAATATGGGTTTGTTTAGCCTGTGTATTTAGTATTTTAACAGTAGGGTCAGATTGTGAGTAAGTAGGTGCAGCCGCATCAGCCGCATAAGCTAAAGTATTAGCCTTGTAGTTTTCTTTTGTTTTAGCCATTGTTTTGACTTCTTTAAGGAAAAACCACAAATCTTGTAACACCCCGAATCTGTTTACAAAAGTGACCTTAGTTCCAGTACCGTATTTTGTGCAACTTATTCTATTGATAGTTAAGAGTATGCCGTCAACTGTTTTAGTTGTGTCTGTTGTGCTGTAAGCCTGATAACTGATAACACCATTCGCAGCCATAAAACCTGCGAAACCTGAAAAACCTTCAGGAACAAATATCACGAAGTCATCATTTGTAGCCGCTGTTGCAGGTGTCTTTTCTGCCAGTAACCAAGTAGCCGCACTCGCAGACCTATTACGATATGGAATAGATGAGTTTGTGCCATCAATAAAAAGGCTATAACCCTCGTATCCATCACCACCTAGTGTAGTCACAGGAGAGCCCACGGCGCTGCCTCCTGCGTTTATGGCTGAATAAAAAGTTATAGTTGATGTAAATGTTATTTTTTGTGATACAGGATTTGCAAAGGTTTCACTAAATGTTACCTGCAAGTAGTCTCTAAGAAGTTCAGCAATTTCAAAGGTTACTGGCACACCAGTTATCACATCTTTTACGATGGCATAAATCAATGTACCGCTAATATTCAATGATAGCTTTGCTGATTTTATTAAACTGTTTCCCGTAGTTGCTTGGGAATATAGTGGGCTTCTTAAACCGTAATTAGTTGGCATAATTTATTATTTATCTCCTTTTTTTAAATCGTTTTCAATATCTCTAGAAAGTGCCGCCAACATATTTTCTTCTAAATCAAACAGCCCCGCTGTCAACGGTCTAGTAATAAATTCAGTTGGTTTCATACCTTGAGCAAATATGCTTCTCTGTAAAGCAAAACCCATAGAAGTATTACTACCTTTTTGATATTGTCCCTTAGCGTTTCTAAACCTTATGTTCTTACTCTTTGCCCAGTCTGCTAAAATTTGCATCGGTGGCATCTTGTTTGTGTACTTGTATTTGCTTAATGGTGCTTTTTGATAGCCCCCTTTTATTAGGCTAGGGTTTGCACCTTTTACCCCTTGGTCTACAAACTCACCGTAGTCCTCCATTAAAAAACCTAAAAGATAATCGGGTGCTTCACTTTTTAATTTGTACACTATAGATTCATATAAAGGGCCACCGCCTTTTCCACCTTTGGTAAGGTTAGATTTCGCCTGTTGCACCACATATTTAGCGTATTTTTCTACAACCGCATCTAGTTCAGGGAATTTCATTAGCAAATGTAAATGTCATTATAAATCATTACATCCATAGTAGCCGACCACCCTGCAAGTTGGTTCTCAAACCTGTCATAAAATGGGGTTAGGCTTGGGCTTCCATCTAACTGATACATATCTGTATAAAGCGTACCCATTCTAAGACGTTGTATTAATCTATTTAAAACAGCCAGTTGAGTATTCAGTATATCTTGCACATCGTTATTTCCCCTGAACCTGTCAACTGTTGGTTCTTTAGATTGGTTGACAATATCACAAGCTAGAACCGTAATGTTAAACCTTAGTATTTGCTCTTCATCTATCACGCTGTTAATTATGATATGACCAAGCGGAAAAATATCCTGCTTGTTAAGGTTAACGTCTGAGATGTCACCTGTTGTTACTGTGTTTATGTTTTGGTCTTGTAGTAACTCTGTTTTGATTGTTTCTGTTAACTGGTAAAAACCCCTTACGCCTTGGTTGCTCATTTAAAATTCTTTTTTATTTGTTTTGCCTCTAACTCGTTTTTATCTTTCATAAATGATAGCATCATAAAACACTCGTGAAACTTTAGTTGAGTGATATTTTCAAATCGTGTAACATCTCCTTGAGCGAGTGCGTAAATTGATTGATACCAACCCCATTTTCTTGAGAATTGAGATATTGAGTCAAGGCTTCCGTCTCCCCCTCCCCCAAAGAGTTCGTCATAGTTTTCGCTAAGTCTAGCCCTAAATTCCACAAAAAAAAAATCGAAGACATAACCGCATCCATCGGCATATTTAATAACAAGTCATCGTTTTGTGTAACGTATTCATCAATGCTGTATTTGTCTTTTAGCTTTACAATTACAGGTCTATAAAGAACATTCATAGCTTTCTCCATATTTTCCCAATCACCTATAAAGGTATCAAGGTCAATGTACTCACCTAGCGTGAGGTCATCTAACTGGGGGTGAAAACCATAGTCAACTCCGTTTAGTTTAAAGCGTTTAACTAGGGTAGGTTTTTCGTCAAATAGTTGTGACAATATCTTTACTATTTCTTGAGAGTCACTTACCTGTAAGAGCATAACTTGTTCCAATTCAATGCCGCAAAATATCTCAATCATTTTTGCGTTCAAGAACCTTTCGTCTTCAATAGAGTCTTCTAATTTTAAGAAGCGTTTGTACTGACTTAACGTGATATCTTTTAATGAAGTGGGTATTGTAATTTTAATTGCCATACTTATATAACGTAATTAATGAAACTTTTTATAGTAGTAAATCTAAATAAAAAAAGGCAGCCATTTCTGACCGCCTATATAGCTTTTGATTGTGTTGTTTGTTTAGCCTACACCCTACTTTCTATTTGCTTAACAATTTCGTCTTTAAACTCCTGCGCTAACCTAGCCCATTGAACTTGATAATGTTCGTACTCACCGCTCACTATGATTTCTAAGTCTTCAGGGTTATAGATTGCCTCATAGTGTGGTGGTGTGTCATAGTCGCCTTCGTCTCCAACATAACCAATTGAACCAATGACCTCAACTGTTTCGCTTCCGTATATAAATTCAAACTCCATATTACTTGATTATGTTTTTAAGGTTAGTATTGATCTGCTTAGTTTGGGTTGGCCTTACAACATATCCGCTGTGCATTTCATCTAGTCCACACTCAGAATTTGCGTAATATACAGCATCCTTAAAGTTTTCAAACGTAGCCATAAGCTCGTCTTCCATATTTGCAAAAATTCTTGCTTCTCTTGTTACTGCGTAATATACCTCGTAGTTCATATTATTCTTTTATTAAAATTAGGTCTAACTCATCAGCTACATAATTAATGTGCTTTTGTGTGGTCTGTGACCAATAACCTAACTGAAGTAAATCATTGCCCTCAATCCTTGCAACAATTGTATTGTAGCTTTTAATTTCATTACCAACCCTCTTTAGGTTTTGGCTGTACTTTTTAAATGTTGTCATATCGTTTTGTTTTTAGTAATACTTAAATATACACATTTTAAAGTTATAAACAAAATATTTAACAACTTATTTAATGCAATGCGTATTTACCGAAGTTTGGCCTTGATAGAATAGAGTATGTAGCGTACCTACAAGGGTCAATGATGTGGTTGTGCTTATCTTCAGGAGTGTTGGTTAGCATTCCCGCTTTATCTTCTTTCCATTTATAGTTTCTAAACTCAGATATCGCGTTTGTTGAACTGGCTAGTATGTGAATCTTATAACGCTTTAGCAAATCAATACCTGCGTTCACAGAATCACGCCCCTTAATGCTTGGAAGTATATTGTGTCCCATACGCCTTAGCTCACTAATTAAACGCGGTTCAGCACTATCAGCATAAATAGCGTTAGATAAAAGGTTTTCACCCCTTAGAAACAGGTTGATGTCCTGTGTGGTCATTTGCGTTCTATACAAATGTTCTTTGACATAAAGGTTATGGCCTTGAGTGTATACCGCTACAAAGGTGGTCGGGTCATTAGTGTAACCGAAATCCATACCGTAAGCAATTAAAGCTGCATCTATTGGAACTTGATTTACCTCTGTATACTTAAATATAGTACTCCTACTGGCTGCTCTTTCCCCTAACCCGTATACCTGCCAATATTCATCATCGGTGTCTCTAAGGCGTTCTATTTCCTGTATAATAGAATCCTCAACAAAAGGGTTGTCTAAGTATGTTGTTTTAAAAAAGGCGCAATCTTCTCTAGGTAACACCTTGTCATAAATCCAATGGTATTCGTCAGAAGGGTTAAAGTCAAGGATTATCTTTTCTTGTGTTCTAAATAATAACTGTTGCCAGTCCTCAAAGTATAATTCATTCGCCTCATTAATAAAAAGCAAGTCCCTTTTACGACCCCTTATCTTTTGGGGTTGGTCTAAGGATATAAATTCAATAAGGTTTCCAAAGAGGTTATACTCTGAATTAGATTTGTTATGAAAGTTTTCGCTGTATATGTTATTGGCTTGTAGTATGCCTATAAAATCCCTGAGTACAGTAGCTCTTAAACTAGGAAAAGTCTTGCGACAAATTGTAATTATCTTGTTTTGATTTGTTGTGCAATATTGAAATATAATCCACAAGATGATATTATAGGTCTTACCCGACCTTGTGCCACCTTGTTCAACTACAATCTTTTTATTGTTATCTATTAAATGTTCGTAGACAACATTAGTCTTTATTTTTTGCGGAACCAATTATCTCAATTTGAAAGTTAGTAGGCATTCCCTCAACGCCAGTTATTTCTTGACGTTCAACATAACCCCTGTTTTTTCCTTTTGTCTTCAAGTAAAATATGGTTGCTGAAGTTGAGTTTTCTGATATCTGTTTATGTAACTGGCTTTCGGCAAAATCTAAAGCTATGTTCTCAATATCCTTAACTTCTTTGGCAAAATCGTCATCTTCATTTAACCATTTATAGAATGTACTGCGTGGCACATCTGCTTTCTTACAAGCTACTGTAACAATGCCTAAACTTTGTTCTAATGCTTTTAAAAGGCTTTCCTTTTTTATGTGTCTACTTTTGTTCATATTATTTGTCAAATCCACTTAGTGGGTAAAAAATTAAAGAGTTTCTATAAGCGTCCTCATTGTGCTGTATAATCTTAGTCACAGCGTGTATGTTATACCAAGCAGGGTAGACTAAAATACTGTTGTCTGCCTGTTCAAATGTATGGCCAAAATCAGGAACAGATAAAGAACCGCCTTCTGTGTCTTTTCTTTTGGTTAATATCACATTGACTGTGTTTTTAAGGTTGCTTCTATCTTGATGGAATGATGCTGCAATATTAAAATTTGATATGCTACTGGTAAAAAGGTTTCCAAACCTGTATTCAGGTAAAGTGGTTTCCTCTATTAATTTTTTTTGTGCTGCGTATTGTTCAGGCATATATAACTCAATGAGCTTTTCTGCTTCTAAGCAAGACAATAACATAGCTTTTATGAATGTCTTTGCTTTTGGGTTTGTATGTACTGATGAAACAGAATTATAAGGCCGCCGCATATGTGCTTTAGCCAATACCCCTCCAAGGATTGTGCTGTATTGCTCAATTAATTCCTTTTCTGTACCCTTTCTTTTTTCAATTGATTTATTAGTTCCCCTTGGGCCTCTTGCCATTTGTTGCTTTGGCACATTCTTACTTAGGAACTCCTTATTTGCAATGCTAATATATTGCTTTAGCTTGTCAGGTAATTCTGTTAAATAAAACCCTATTACCTTTCCTTCGTATTCTAACAAACAGCTTTCTGTGACAGTTGCAGGGGTAAACCCACAGGCTGAACCTATCTTTGTACTATGCTCTTGTTTTATCAGTTTAAGTGTTTTCATCTTGTTATGATTATATGGCTACCTTTTGGTTCGTTTGGCTTGTCTTTTATTTTAACATTTTTAGGGAATAGGTTTTTCATTAAAGAAACATCTTTTACCTTATCTTTTATTCTATCTTCCGCGCTCCCTAACCCACCTTTCTCATATCTTTTAAAATCTAAAAAGGTGTAATTTAAAATCAAGTTACCACCATATTTATTCAAATGATAAGCCGTAGCGTAATAGTCGGGTATGGTGTTTATTTTATCGTAAAAAGTGAATTTTGTTTTTTTAATAGCGAAACACCTGCCATCTACTAAACCGAATTTAGAATATTTTTTCTTTGCGTAAAAAGGGTTTCCAGTAGAGTTTAACCCAACAAGGTGAATATTCATCTTATCGCATTTCGGTAATATGTTTATTAATTCATTTAAAGGGTATTCTACACTACAATTAACAAATTTATTATTCTCTAGCTTTTTTGCCCCTATTAAATCATCGCTCATAAAAACACCCCATTCACCCTCTTCTAATAGAGATAAACCGTAATTAAAATTATTCTGTATTCCTTTCGGTTGTTTTGATTCAACTAATTCTCCTTGACTGCCTATACAAGTAAACTTATCTTTATTATCGTGGCATAGAACTGTATGCTTTTTAGATATTAGTGTTGAAGTCGTTGCGTTTTTAAACCTATCATAGTACATCAAAAATATTTTCATAATTTATTCTTTTCCTATTTTAAGTGTTCTATAATTTATAATCCTGCATTGCTTTATAAAATAAATCAGGCATATTAACCCCTTGATTTTTTAAGGTTTCATAAAGCTCTTTAATGGCATCAAACTTTTTAGCAGGAAACTCTAGTATAATAGACTTTTTGGTTTGGTCTGACATACTTTCTATTTCATCTTCTAAGTCTACGTCATCTAGTATACTGTAATCAACCTCTTCTTCGGGCTGCCATACATCCATACCCCAGTCTTTTAGTTCTTTTGTGTCCCAAGCGTTGGCCAGTATATCCCAATCCCATTCTCCGAAGCCTACATTGTCTTTAATAACAAATTGTTGTACTTGCTTATCAGTTAAGTTTTCGGCCTTAATTATATACACCTCTTTCAAACCAAGCTCCTCACAGGCTTTAAACCTCATATTACCCCCTAGTATATGCATATCACTATTAACGACGATAGGGCGTAGCTGAAGCATCTCAGGGAACTCCTTAATGCTCTTGACTAATTTCTCAAACTTGTCTTTCCTTATTGAACGAGGATTGTTGGGGTTTGAGAATATTTCGGTAATCTTAACTTTTTGTATCATAATCATATAACGTGTTTAATTCAATTATTTTTTTTGTTTTGTAAATATTAAAAAGAGGGGTCAGCTTGTATTTAACCAAAAGTTTTTCCCTTCAAGGGATTAATTTATAGTGAACCGCCCCTCTCTTTAGCAATGTATAAGGGGAGCATTTTAATCCTTGCCTACTCCTAGCACAAATATTTTCCGCACTCCCCTCATATGTCGTGCACTTACCTTATGTTTTTAAGCCACGTGTTTTTTATTGCTTTTATCTTGCCCTTCATTTCCTGCGTTCTATGTGTTGGAATATCTAAAACAAGGTTCACTAATGGGTTTTTAAATTTATTTTTTAAATCTAAAAATTCTGTTTCCAACCTGACGTATTTTTTTTCTAGGTATTTTATCTTATCAATTTCGTCAAAGGGAACATTGGCTGTGAAGAAGAATTTATCTTCTAGCTTTTGTAGCTTTTTATTATACAGCTTGTAAACAGGGTACATCTTAACCAAGTGCATCGCATTGGCGTGGTCCATATGCTTTCCCTGTGATTGAAAGAAACTGGCTATGTATGTCCACCTCATTTGTAGTTTATCCCTTAGAATAAAACATATCAAAGCGCGGTACTCGACATATTGTGCGGCCCTTGTGTTTCTGTAAACGTCTATACCTGCTAGTCTTTTGACTTCGTTTCCAATTTGTATTGGTGTAGGGTTCTTCATTAATCAATTCTTAATTTTAAAAGGTGGTAACATTCAGCGTATTTTTGCCGCGCTTTCCCCTTGTATTCTTTTTGGAATAGCTCATAGAGCTTCCTTGTGTACTGGTATTTAGTGTAGCAACCTGCAAAGTATTTCTCAGCAAACCTTCTCCCTTTTCCTCTGAAGTAGTTCACGTTATCTATTGTGTCACCCATTATCATTTGCTCATAGAAGTTATACAAAGCCTGTTCTTCGCTTATATCGTAAACCTCTTTATGCTTGTAGTAATAATTGTATATTAAAGCTGGGAATTGTCTGTAGTCTTTATCTATTGATACTATCATTACTTCGTCACGGCCTATGTCTTTAGCGATGTTGTACCAATACCTAGCCACCATATCGTCAGTCTCGACCCCATATCCATAAATACTATCGTACTGTTTTTTAACGTAGCCGTGCATTTCGTTTAACAAAGGCGGAAGCTCAGTCTCTTTTCTATTGGCTTTGTATTTTTTTGTTATTAGTTTCCTGAAATTACCTTTTGAACCGCTAAACGTAAGAACCTTATCAATGGTATACATTACCTCTAAGTGATTTACAATAGCCATAAATTGTTCGTCAAACTTATTACGAGCAAACGATATGTCTGAATAGTATGGGTCATCGTCAAGGCTTTCCCTTTTTTTATAGCAACTGGCGAAGATTAAACTGTCCGCATCTACTAGCAGTATCATAATTCTTTTAACTCATCTTTAATACGTTGCAATGTGCCGTCTTGCATTTTAATTTGCTCGGAACAAACAAGGCTTATTATCGCAGGTAAGTCTTGAAATAATTGGTCAACCGCTATTGTTAGCCATTGGTCATTTCCGTATGCTATGGAAAGTTCACCATCCGCAGCGTGTAAGCTGTGAGTTTCCCCTATGTATGTATGTTTTTTAGATGATTCTAAACTCTTTTCAGATTGTTGTAACTGATGTTCTAAGCGAATTAATTCTGCTGTTAAATCGTCTACTAGGCTCATACTATGTAAGTTTTATGGATAAATTCAAAAAGTTTTTAGGCTTACCTGTGTCCTGTATTTGGTATGTGATTATCACATCTGTAATACTTGGGTCAGCTTCTGTGTGCAATTCTATTTGTTCTTTAATATAAAGAAGTGATTCGTGGCCTATTTTCATATCAAATGAGATAACGTCCTTAACATTTCAAGGCGATATTTTTCTGAAACTCCCATTTCCTGATTATAGCTATCAATTGCATCTATAAATTCCCAGTACTGAAACCCATATTCTTGCAACTTTTCTTTTGCTGCTTTCCAGTTACCATCGTAGGTGTCTTTGTAAATCTCAATGGCTTGTTCTTGCGTTCTGTATTCCATTTATTATTTATTTAAACTATTAAAAAGTGATTCCATTTTGCTGATAGTGGCTTGTAGCATTTGTTTTTCTTCATCACCTTTAAGGTATAAAGTTTCTAAACCCATTAACTCACCAATAATTTCACCATATGTGAATGCGTCTTTATTTGTCATTTGTTCTGTTTTTGTTGTTGTTATTATTATGATGAAAGACATCCAATACCCTGTGACAGACCGTGCTCTGTTCTGTATCTACGTGACGCCTCTTGTATTGACTGATAGATGCTATCCCAATAAGCGAACCCCTCAGTAGACTTAGAGAAGATGAACTGTGAAGATATTGTCCCCTTAGCTAGTAGGTTAACCTGACCTGATGCTATTACGTTAGACATAAATGCTACGCCTTCTTCTGTTCCGTATACCTCTGTGATGAATGCTGCAACCTCTAGGAGAGTTAAATCGTTGTTCTCAGAGAAGTAAGCTGTTGCGTTGAATAGTGATGTTGTCATTTGTCCTGTTTTTAATTTATAAAAATAAAGAAAGAGTTGGCCCAGAGACTTGTTGCTGGTTTCTAAGTCGGTTAAGTTACCTTGACTAGCGATAGACACCCCTCTTTCAATACTTAAAGATATAACTAATATCATTATAAACAAAAAATTTAATAAGTTTTATTTAGAGAAGTTTATATTTATCACAACAGCACCGTTCTCTTCTAACAAGTACACTTCTTTTAACATCTTTTTTTTAGTCCACATTGTAGTATCAGGGCAATACTTTTTTACTGGCTTAGGTAGCTTTAATGTGTTTAGGTAGTAAAGGAAGTTACCTTTAGGGTCAAAGACATAAAATATTTTGATAATATCCTTGTCTAACATCATTAAGGAATCATACTTATCCTTTTCAAGCATTTTAGTATCGTAGTGTTTATTGCGGAACTTCATTTCTATTACGCAATCAAACCCCTTTGGTGTTTTACCTATTGCATCATAACGAGAAAAGCCTTCACCTGACCATTCTAAATCCCAGCCTTCTGAGTTAAGAAGTATGACAACCGCCTTTTCCCATTGGTTAACTTTCTTTATCCCCATTTCTAGTGTAAGCCCAAACTAAGTTTAAATCTTTAATCCATTTGTTTATAGTCTTCGGTGAGCAGGTACAAGGCTTATAGAAACTATGATTGAAATATCGCGAGTGTAGGTTACAAACCAATTCAAATTCTGTTGGGCTGATAACGTCCTTGTTTTCTCCCAACCTAAACTGTTCCCAATCTTTGTAGTCTGTTTCATTGTATTTTACCATCTTTTAATTTTTAAGTCGTTAAGGTTTTTTCTTCTTTTGTCACAGTTGCATTTTGTACCCTTAAAAGAATGATAGGTTTCAACTAGCAGTTTAATACCTGTGTACTTTGTAATGTAATAAATAATGTCCCCTAATTTCATCTTGAAAATTTATTTAATTTATTAATTGGTAAAACAGTCGCATTTGCTTTCTCAAATTTAAACTGACCAAAATCTTTTCCTTTTGCTACATACTCACCTTGAGTAAAAAAATCTTTACAACCTATCCAACCAAGAACCCAACATTTACTGTAATCTTTTAATATTCTTAGAAAAATATAATAATCAGCTTTTTGTTTGTGTACTTCATTTATAGCGTGAGAATTAACAGTACATAAGTAATTATCTAAAGGCTTAAAATTGCAACTGATAGTTTTTACTTCAAGTTTTTTGTTTTTATTAGAAATCAAATCATAATCAAAATCATCAATATCATTCTTGATGTTTAAAAACCTCATTACGATGCGCTCTCCGATATAACCTTCTAAAATTCTTTTTTTTTCATAACCGAATTTACTAGGGTTTGAATTTGTAATGTCGTGAAGGTTATCCAATTTTTTATAAGCATATTGAATGTCCTTATCTTCTATTAAGTATTCAATCATAACAGCTTTTTTAATTTGGCTTTTACATTCCTGTAAGTGTTGTACAAGATAGAGTAAGATATTTTTGATTGCCTTGACAGCTCCGCAATGCTCTCGCCACCATTGGCTATCTCAAAAACTTTTCTATTCCACCAATGCATCTCAGATAATTCTTTCTCAATTATTTTATAAGCATCTTCATAGTTTACGTCATTATGAGCGTACTGGCTGTCTCCTGTGTCTTCTATGTGTTTTTCTAACTCTATTATAATAATTCCCTTTTGCCTTCTTTTTAAATCGTAGAATAAACTCTTTAAGGTCTTAAAAATATAATAATAATTTATTTCATCTTCATACATTATATCCAACCCTTTTTCTACTTGTAGTTGTATCTTAATGTACATCTCTTGTGTAATGTCTTCAGCCACCCTCCTAGTACAACCAAAGGTTGAAACAATATCAATCCAAGTGTTGTGCTTTTTAGCAACTAAAATCATTACTTTTTGGCTCATTTTAAAGGGTCATATAAGTTTTCTACTATAACAGGTAATCCGCGTTCGTTAACTTTAAAGCTAAATGTTTCAAAGGCGTAACCCCTGCTCCTTTTACAATTTACAGTTATCCAATCTTTGTTTGCGGTGTTAGCCTCTAACTCTATTTGGCATTCTGTTTTCTTTTCTAAGAAGCTACCTAAGTGGCCAGTCATTTTAGCAGTTCCGTAATTATGATGAATCACACAAATGATGTGGCATTTATATACCGCGCTCCATTGCATAAGTTTTTGAACCGTTGCATTGCTTTCTTCTATATTGTTTACATCACTAACCAAATCGGCAATGCCATCTATTATAACGAGAGAGGGAGTATTTATTTTTTTAGATAGGTAGT